TAGTAGTTTGTCCACCTAACACTGGTAACGCTGCAATACCCGAACTAGGAGTTACGGCAGATGGTGTAGCATCTCCCATTATTACGGATTCTGTTTTGCTGAAGGCCGAACCCGATGTCGTTACCGTAGTGTCAGTTTGTATCATTGCTGGTACACCATTACTCAAAGAGCCAACATTGATCCCACCAATCTTTCCTGATGTTGTGGTATCTCCTACAGTTACAGATGGAGTAATATTATTTCCGCTAAGACTATATGTAGTTCCTACCTTATTAGTTACTACATAAGGCATATCTACAGTAATTTGTGCAGAAGTTACAAATTCCTGTTTTATGTCAGCAAAGGCAGGGGTTGTCGCCAGTAATAATAGTGGAAGTAGCTTTTTCATTTTTTTGTGGGGTCAACTTTGATTACGTCAGGTTTTGTTGTGACGATTTCTAACGGTTGTTTTATTATTATAGTTTGAGTACCACCAGAGGAGTTACCAATAGTACCATTTTCATCTTCTTTCTTTTTCTTTTTGGCTCCCTGTGCTGCATTAACACTTATTCCTAGTCCACCTAATATATTTCCTAAAAGTCCAGCAGCAAAAGTGCTATCCACTCTTGGTTGGTCTGGTATATCAATACCGAAGAGTTTGTTAGGTAATTTTATGTATCCGAGAGATAAGACTAATAAACACCAAGTCAAAATAAATGCTTGTGCGACAGTTGAAACTAAAAAAGTAATTTTTTCCTGATAATCAGGTTTATCATCATCCGTTTCTTTGATTTTTTTAAATGGATTTTTCTTTACTTCTTCTGCCATAAAAGCTGAGTATCTTGTTTAATACTAGCAATTTAGCTATGTTTGGGAAGTAACACATAATTATTTCATGTATAAGGTCTTAAAACCAATCCTACTTACGTTCTTAACTACAACTGCTGTAAAAAGATTAATAGTGGATTTATTAAAAACAATAGCTAAACAAACAACAAATAATTTAGATGATCGAGCAGTCGAAATTTTAGAAAAACAATTATTTCCAATTAAATGAAAATTACTAAATTCCTTAACATTGACATAGAACCAGCACCTCCAGAGATGGAACTACAGGTTGAAATGCAATGTAGAGAAATTATGCAGGCTAATGATTTAGATAATATAAAAAGATATTGTACTCATCTTGTTAGAAAAAAATTTGATCAGGATATTTTCATGGCATCTATACTTAATAGATTAATAGAGTTAGAAGCTAATGCTGTTGTAAAAGAATTAAGAAAAAGAAAACCTAGTAATCCTATAAAGAAGTTTTTTCGTATTCGATAATTTCTTCGTCAGTAAAATCCTTAATTAATAATTTATCTATTTTGTCAATTTCATAATTATATTTTAGGATCGCAGTTCTTATATGTTCTGTAACCCAACGACCTTCATCATAAACTACTTGAGCTTTTCCATTGTCTTTTATAAAAACATAATGATCCTGTCCTTTCATTTGTATTTCTATAAAGTTTTTTTCTAAATTTTTACGTCTTATTTCTTTAAGTTTGCGTAATTTAGCTATAGATTTTCTTACTGGTTTCATTTTTGATAGTCTGAAGGAGGAGGTGTAAGCCAGTAGCGTACACCATTTATGATCTTAAAATGAATATTTAAGTTGGGATCTTTAACTAAATATTCATCTTTAGGTTTAGAAAGGTAATTCTTCATTTACAGATTCGATCTTCTGTGGATTAATGTTGCCCCAAGGGCCGTATTTTCCATCCATGACTTTAGAGTAGATTTGAATACATTGAGTTTTAACTGTGTCTTTTTTACTGAAGTCGTAGACATCTGCATCTTTTGCTTTTGTGTTAACTAGGTTTTGTAAATGATCTACTAAATGAGTTAAAGAGTCAACAGGAATTGTGAGACTCAAGACCTGTTTCTCAGGATCAAATCTATCGTCATTGATTGTCCATTTGATAGGTAAAGGAAGTGCTGGATTGAAATCAGGCATGATTAAAAAATTCGTTTAATAAGGTTTTGAAAAATTGATTAGTAGAAATGTTGTTACTGGAACAATGATTCCTAACTTTAACAGCAAGTTCATTACTAGCTCTAACGCTTAAAACAATAGAGTTAAGATCTTTTTTACGTTGCTGTTTACGTTTTAGAAGTTCAGCTAATACTTCATCTCTAGCACGTTGTACAAGTTCGTTTTGATCCATGACTAGTCATCTAATTTTGAAATAGCATGACTTAAAAACTCACCATGTAAAGCAGTTGTAATATGTCTGGTAATCTTAGTATCTTTGATACCAAACTTATTTCTAAATGATTCAACAAGTTCCTTCATCTTATCAGGGTTTGATTCGTGAAGACTTTGAAGTTTTTCAAGAATTAGTGCTTTGGCTTCCTTAGATATTGGATCAGGAAGTTTATCCAAAACAGATGTAGGTTCTAATTTTTCATTAGGTTTGGTACGAGTATTACCTACACCAACTTTTGCTGGTGGTGTCTTTGTTAAAGAGTTACCATCATCATCATCTCCAGCCAAACCATAAACAGCAAGAAGACTATATCTTCGAGCATAAGTCTGTGCTGAACCAGCTTCTTGATGTGCATTCTTGACATTGTCAGGAATTTTAGGAACTGGATATTTACTAATTAATGGCTCATCACCAGATGTATGCATTAATTTCGTAACAACGATTGTAATTATTTCTCCTTCTGGAGTAATTACAAAGTCATTCATTTGTGTATGACATAACCCAAATTCTGTAGCTGGTTGAACAGCTAACAAGGCTTGAGCTAATGTGGTGTATTTGCTTTTAAAGAAAGGGTTAGTACCATCTCTACCAGCAGCATGATGCTTTTTTTGAAAAGCATTTAAAGCTTCAACTAAAGTGGAAGGTTGCTTAGTGGTCATTAGTAATTGTTTACTTGAAATTAATATTACAACAATATTATGTTTACTGCAAGGCTGATTGTAATAAAGTGTTGAATTGTTCTGGTGTTAACACAACTCGCCATTCTCCTCCTCTAAACCTAACCATGCTGGCAACGAAGTCCACACCTGCATTTTTTCTCTGTGTTTCTACCTCTCTGGGTTTTACTAAACAGGCTCGACTCTTATCTTTATAATCACAAACCTGAACAACACAATTTGGTATACCATATATATCTCCAACATCATCTGGTATTCCTGCTGCTAAATTTCTTTTGCATTTAAAACCAGTAACTTCTGTTAACAGTTCTGCTGCTTCTCTTTCTGCCTTATCTCCTTTTCTTTTGTTTGGATTCATAAGTTTCTGATGCCTGTTTGAAAACTTAATTGATAACTTGGAGCAAATAATTCTTGTTGTGATTTATTGGTATCTAATTTATTTTTAACATAATCAAAATATTCTTTATTTATCTCAATTCCAGTTGCGTTAATATTTAAATCTTTGCATACATCAATTACAACACCTGATCCCATAAATGGATCTAATACAGAACAAGGCTGAAACCATTCAATAAGATTTTTTATTAATTTATATGGCTTTGTCCACGCACCTAATTTACTGTTCATATTTCTGGGGTAGATTAATACGCTGTTTAATTGCTTTCTTTCTTTTGGTCTATAAGTTCTCTGTCCTAACTTATCACTGCCAATACAGCCATTACCTTTTTTTACAGCCTTAGTGTCCTGATAATCTCCAACACTTGCAGATTTTGGCTGACCATATATATAAATATAATCGTGTGTGATTCTAGGAAGATCATTACTGACCCATCTGCCATCCGCAAAATGCCAGATTAGTTCTGATCTGGGTTTGCCTAATAAACTTTCTACTTGGTGTCTGGATTTATGATTACAAAAAGCAATTATGTTTTTTGATAATTTAAAATTTATTTTTTCCCAATCCTGGAAAGGAGGGTCAAGTAATGTTAAATCGAAATCACCTAGTGAATCAATAATTTCATAACAATCGTCATTATAAATATTTATATTATTCATCCTTGTAATTCCCTAATTCGCCTTTGTATATCATCAAAGGCTACAACGTACTCCTTGTCATTGATTTCGTTTTGAAACCATTGCCATTCAAGTGTTGCAATTTCGT